GCCGCGCGTAACGTGTTCCGCGAATTCGTGCCCCAGACGGGGCCGGAGGTAGTAGAAGCCCGCGCGGTGTGCACGGCGCTGGATCGAATCGAAACGCGGCTGTCCCGCGTGCTGAAGACGGAAGAGGCATAACGCAATATGATGACGGTTGATTGCCCGGTTATCGGGCTGATACAGAACTAGGAGAGAAATGATGAAGGCACCAAGCGAATTGATGGGAAAGAACTACAGCGGGCCAGCAAAGGTGATACCGCTCGGACAGATTCGAAACGAAGACGGATTCCGGTTTATTGGAATCGACAGGGACGGCGGTGAGCATTACTGCATCGTGCGCAAGGGCGACGGCAATAGCTACTACATGAGCAGCAATACAGCACTATTCGGCGACCTCATTGGGTTCGTTCCTGATTTATTGCAGAGGAGCTGGAATCATGATTGAAAAGATTGAAAAGATTGAAGCCGCTCTAAAGGACGATCTGGCAGGCGAAGGTCAAGGTGACGCATTTATGGAGCTGTACGGACTGAAAACGGCTCTGCATATGTGCAAAGTTATAAAAGCCGCCGACGCAATGAGCTACCGCAACAGCCCGGATAACCGCTTGAGGTTTTGGGAGTCATTGGAGAAATTGGAGGAATTGGAGTCATGAGGTCTTTTTTATCGTTCATGCCCGGCGCATTCGCGGCGTTGCTGCACTGGGCCAGCGGTCGTGAATTTCAGCGTGGCCCTGAGTTGGCCGCGGTTATTTTTTTCGGCGTGGTGTTGGGTGTTCTCGTTTACTTTTGCCAGAGGATTGAATCATGATTGAAAAGATGCGCGAAGAGTTTGAAAGTTGGTATGTCCGCAATGCGGATTTTTTGGCGAACCCAATTGGCTCGCGTGAGTGTAATTTGCAGTGGGTGGCATGGCAAAAAGGAAGCCAAGCATATATTAAAATGACAACGCAAAACTTTGTCACATTACCCCGCGAGGCGGTGAATTCGTGGCTGCTAAAAGCTGAGTGGGCCGGAAGGCGTGATTTGGCAGACAGCATCCGCCAAGCACTCACCGAGCAGGTACAGCCAGCGCAAGGGGAGCGCAATTTCTGCGAGCGTTGCGGTAAACGCGCTTATGACGGCATACACACTTGCACACCGCCGCAATCCAAGCCTACAGAGACAGCCTAGTGACTGGGGTGGTGTTGCCTGAGCCTTACGGTTACGACGTTTATGTGGAAGAGGCCGATAACGGTTACATCGCCTACAACTTAGATGACCCACAGTTAGTTGACGACGCGACGAACCACGACGCGACCACGACAACACTCTACACAGCCGACCAACTACGCCAAGCAATAGCCGACGCGCTGGCGAAGCCGAACGGCTACACGCGCAAAATTGAAGAGCTGATACAGCATCGTGACAATGCGCTGGCGACAGAGCGCGAGCAGTGCGCGGTGTTGTCATATAAGGCAGGCATGGACGGACTCGCAGCAGCGATAAGGAGCGGGAAATGATACCAACAATTGAAACCATAACCGAAGACTTGGCCGCTGGCCGCATAAACATTGCGCAAGCCAATGCGTGGCTACACCAGCGTGACAATGCGCTGGCGAAGCAAGTGCCGCAGTGGTTGCCTATTGCTGATGGCCTGCCCAAGCCGGGTGTTCCTGTCTTATGTCTTACGAGACGTATTTATACACCTGGCGCTACTACCGTCGAACAAAACCAAGTTAACCCTGCCGGGACAGGCTTTTACGTTGAGTACGACGATTCTGACAACCCACTTGAAGTGGTCACTCATTGGCAACCCCTACCACTGCCACCTACGCCACAGGGCGAAACATCATGAGCAAAGAAGCAAATCAACTACTGGACAGCCTCGCAGAGTGGCACTGGTTTCGTTTAAAACGTGAAACCGCAAACGAAGGCCATTGGGCTGATATTTGCCGCTGGCATGCGGCTCAATTGATTGGGAGGGGTGTATGAACGACCACGAATTACTGGAGCTTGCGGCTAAGGCCGCGGGAATTGAAGGCCAGTGGCTTGATCCCAGAGGCGGCTGCTTAGGTGGAATCATGCTGACAGAATTTACTTTCGATACATGGAATCCACTCGCCGACGAAGGTGACGCGCTAAGGCTGGCTTGCAAGCTACTTATCAATATTGAGTTTGATGACGACGGCGGCGGCGTGGAGGTGATGGGCAAAGGAGGCATTGAAGCGCTACCTGCCGATGGAGACTTGGCCGCTGCAACCCGCCGCGCAATAGTACGAGCCGCCGCTGAAATTGGGAGGGGTGTATGAGATTTAAGTGGTTTATTTTTGGCGCAATCACGTATCAAGCGGTGCATTTTCTAATAGTGTTATTCAGTGGGCGAACACTGGTGGAGTGGACAATTGGGTGGGGTATATAATAAATCAGCCACTGCGTAAGCGGGGGTTTTACGCTGGGGTGTCCCGGCGCAAGCAGGTGTAAGGCCTGACAACTTACCGGGTGTAATGCCCGGTGCCATAAAGTATGCCTCCTGTCGCTTTTGTAGACAACAAGTAAGCATACTTTATGGTGATCGCGAAGTGCTGATTCGCAGTGCCTGCAAAACCGTGGAGTAACGGCTTGACCGCCGCCATAAGCCAGAGATCAGCGCTGGCCGCCATAAACTTATAGCGCGCTGTAGTTCAGTGGTTGAACGCTTGGCCTCATAAGCTGAGATGCGGTGGTTCGACTCCATCCAGCGCAACCATCAAATCCAGTTATCCGGAATTTCCGGATAACTGTTGATTATCAAGTGAACTATTGGACTTTTTGCAATAGTTGCCAGCGGTTACTTCGCAGGCGCTTGGGCAAGTAGCCTCGTTTTTTCACCTGAATTGGCCGTCGTGCCGAACCAAAAAGCAAGCACGCCACCCCATGCGGTTGTCAGGCTGCCAAGCATCAACAACATGGCTTGGCTATCGCTCAGTTCCAATTTGCCCGACATCAAACCCATAAGAATCGCAAAGTAGCCAAGCGTGATTGATACCGACAAAGCTGCAGGCACCCAGCTCCGCGTTGTTTTGAGCATATCGCGTGCGTCAGCTCTGTCCCCGGCGGCTAGTGCTTCTAAGTCGGCCAAGCTCTTAAAACCCATTGCTTGCATCCGTTCCTGAAAAGCCAAGTCACGGTCTTTCATGGCGATAATTTGCTCGGGTGTAGCGTTAGCCACGGCGTTTCCAATTGCCTCGGGTGTAGCGTCAACTGCCACACCCAGCGCCTGCCCAACTTCTTTTGCCGCCATCGCAATCAAGGCCGGGACATTGCCAGTGGCCGCCGCGCCTAGCCACGGGAGTGCGGTCTTTAGTAGTTTTGAAAAGTCCATCATCTAATCCTTTTTAGAAAATATCAACCTAAGCAGTGCCAGCCATGCAAAGCGGCCTGCAAAAAAAATCAACCCCATTTCAAAGCCCTGAGCAGTCGATACGTCAGCGCCGACAAAATAAGCCGCCAGCGGTATGGTTAAAAAACCCGCTAGCAATATGCCTAAACTGCCAAGCAGCGGTTCAATGAGTAGGCGCTTATTCATTAAAAAGCAGGTCAAAAATGCCGTGGGCAAAATGACCTATAAAAAACAAAATCAAACCCGCTTGAAATATCAATATCAATGGCAGACAGGCTGCACGTTGTACGCGTGTCATGTTAGTTGCTGAATGCCAAGCTGCGCGCCAGCGTCAGTGATTGTTATGACGCGATTAGCGGGCTTATCAGCCATGCGGGTGCTAACGTGTACCCAGACTTTGCGGACTCCGTTTTTATCGGTGACGCTTTCCAAAATCAATTGACCAATGCCAATATGTGCCACGAACGGCGCTAGCTTTTTGGCCACCTCGTAGGGTGTGCCAAAGCCAGGCGCGACAATATCTGCCGCTTGGCCTCTAGCGTGGTCGCTACTAGTTACGCCACCAACTGCGATATTCAGTTTCATGCACCTGTAACCACTTGTTACGATAATAGGGCATTGAAGCAAAGAACGCACACGCTCCAGCATCTCAGCCGTCAGGGTCAATTTGTCAATATGCTCGGGCTGTGGCGTGTTATCAATACCGAGCCGCTTAGCTGTATTGCTTGCGGTTAGCTCTGCAAGCGTGAAGTGTCGGGTCAAATTCATATCACCTCTCGGCGAAAATGCTCATGTACATCCTCGGGCACATCAATATCATTGGCCACGAGTAGTAGGTGCATTTTTGATAGCAATAAATCCATATGTATCAGCCGTTTTTGAACACTCATTAAAAGTTGATTAGCCTCGCTCAGAGCAATAGCCATCTGTTTATGTTCTTTTTCCAGCCGCTGCATCTGTTCCCCCATCTGCTCTAAAATTCCACTTTGTAGGCTAGTTACCTGCCCATCTAAACTCGCTGATTTAAAATGCGCTAGCCCCTTTTGAACCCCTATTGCAGCAGCGCCGCCGCCGACTATCCATATAAATGTGCCACGCACCCACTCGGGAAACTGCTCAAACATTTTGGCCCCGCTTTGCTAGTGCCTGAGCGAGCGCCCATATCTCAAACATGGCCGGGACACAATATAAGACGGCCATGCCTGACGGCGCGGCTTGCAAAATAGTGCCAGCTGAAAATACACTTGCCCATAGAACCATACCAACGACTGCAATAGTGCAGCGCGCATGTTTTACGCTGAACCCCAAAGCCGTGGCGAATCTTGCCGCCGCGTAAACCCCAAAGGCCGCGCCCCAAAAAATCAATGGCGCTACTTCTCCAATAGCTTTTATGTACAGGCTAATATTTGAAATATTCATAAAATGAATGCGAAACAACGCTTCGGCTGCGACAATGGCACAGATAGCCGCGACAAACTCGCAAGCCCTCAAGTCCGCCCATAGAAGCCCGCCAATGCGTGTTTTCATATTCATTGCCGCGCCTTAAAAAAATCATCCGTCACGTCACGGCCTAAACTCATGGTGATAGCTGCAAATTGCGCTGGGCCGAATAGTTGAGGCTCTACAATCCCGACACTAGCAGCGCAGGCTTCGTTGCAATACCAGCGGTCGAAGTATTGGCTGCCGGGCAATACGGTTGCCAACGCGCCGCGTAGGTCGTATTTGTCGCCTTTGTATTTGATAAACCAATTAAATGACTGGCCAGAGTCCCAGCTTGGAACATCGACAATCATCCAATGGCCTGGCGTTAGCTTGGCTTTTTTAATCCGCACGCCCCCTTCACGAAGGCTTGAGCTACCGATTAAAACAGAGCCGCCCGCCATCTCGTCAAGTATCATCTCAGTGTGCGTGACGCGCTGATAAAGGCCGCGCTGCACCATGCGGGTCAATGCCCACCCAGCGCGAACTGATAGCGCGTCGCCGCTGTGGTTGCCGATATAAAGGGCGGTTTTCAAAGCGCCGCCGCTGTAATAAATAGGGCGTCGAGCTGGGTTTCGGTAAGCTCTAAAGTCGCCGCCAACGCGGTCACCAACTCCATGTCACGCCCCACATCTTGGCCGTATTCCCAGTCGATTCTCGCAGCCTCTCCAGCTGCGCCGGGCATAGTTGCAATCGCCTCGTTAACGGTCGTTATTAACCCAGACTGCAATAAAGCACGACGCGCCTGCCGCATGGTTATGACACGCGGGATGTTTTGCGGCTCAACTGCCGCAGGTTCTGGCGTGTTTCCCTCAGCTAGCCATTGCAAATAGATTGCATAATCGGTATTTGCAGGGTCCGCCGGGATACAGGCTCCATCGCCTCGGATAATTGACGTAGTGGATGTAAGTTTGTAAGTCATTTAAATCTCAGCTGATGCTGTCCAAGTGTCCAAAAACGCGCCGCCTCCGGTCGCTGTCCCAACGTGAAAAATAAATGCAGAGTCCGGTGCTATTTGGAATACATTGGGAGTTGAACTAACGCTAGTGGCATTGAAATTTGTAGCAGTAACTGTAGGGTTTACGCGTTTTGTGGCCTTGAATGAAGCAATAGCCGAGAAATTTATTCCAGTTGTTGTATAACCGTTAAATTGCGCTTGCCCAATTTCGTAATAGCGCTGGCACAGCAGCAATTCCAATCCAATTGGCCTTTGCTCAAAGGCTGTTGAAATCAACCCGAACTCATACTGCACGCGGCTAACCGTACCAGTGCCGAACTCAACCGTCTGGTTTGTTCCGGCGACCGCGGTGCCATCACGCGCAGCGCCACTTGATCCGTATGGCCCTGCGTCAATGCGCGCAGCAGCAGTGCCGACAAAAGAGAGTCTATAACTTCCAGTTTGTAAATTTACACCTTCAATGACTTGCTGCAAAGTTCCAGAAGAAATTGTAATTGTTGTGACGTTTAAAGATGTTGAAAATGTGTATGTACACCCGCCAGCGCCAGCCTTCCATCGGTCATGTCCGTAAACTCCAGCCGCCAACACGACCGTGCCAGTTACAGCGCGTTGCTTCAGGCTGAAATTGCCATTTATTATGGCGTTTCTAAGCCCGGCAAGCTGGCCGCCGTTGATCGAGGCTATGGAGTTAAGTGATGTAATGTCACTATTTGCCCCAGATGCCGCTGCTCTATTGATTAAACTGTCACCCCGCTGATAGTGGCACACATTCCAACCTGTGCCAGCAGAGTTTGGGTATGCAATACATGTATCGCCGACGTTACGACTAATATTTGCATTACCGGGCAGGCTTAGTATGGCACTATGCGTAAGAGTTCCAAAGGTCAGAAAACGAATAAAGCGCGGGCCATTGTAATTTGTACCGAATGAGGTAATGGCTGATCCACCAGTTATCTCCACTGCCACGCTGTTGGCAGCTCCAATGTCAGTCGTTGCCGCAGCAGTAATCCCGACTGGCAAGCCTTGGCTGATTTTCGCGGCCTGTAACCCGGCGGCTGTTACGGCTCGGGTCGTGTCAGTACCGGCTTTTGCTTCCGCTACCGTTGCAAGTTCAACGATACCCGAGGCGGTCTCAGTAGCCGCTGGTGCTGCTAGTTGTGACGCTAGGGCGCTTCGCTCAGTAGTTCCCTGCCTGACCAATAATAAGTCACTGCCCGCAATTGACGCCGCCGCTGGCAAGTCGGCAAGCGTTACATCACCCGCGCCCAGCTCGCTGATAATGGCAGCCTCATTCGAGGCGAGTGATAATAGCGCCGCGTTTTGCGCGATTAGGGCGCGTGTTTGCGATTCTTCGGTGGGGGTTAAAGCCATTTAAATCTCTCCAATTTGCCGGGAATATCCGACTATTTTTACATTAGCGCCGCCGTTAACTGGCTGATTACCATTTATTGTAGCCGTGCCAAGCGTTAAAGTCGCGCTTGATACTACTGTAAGCACGGGCGCGAAGCCAGCGGCCTTGTAGCCTACTGCAATAAGGTATCGCGCCGGGTTATTAATATCAAAGGCTTCAAGCCGGATAACCGCGTCCTCAGTCACAAATAAGCCCACGCCTAGAGCGTCAGTAACTACGTCGCGGTTTATGTTTTTGAATATTTTGTTGAATATCCAATTGAGCCATTGGGCAGGTAACGGCTGTCCACGGCTCGTGGCCGTCGCAGGTATAAAACCCGCCGTCATAACCGCGTCGGGCGGCCGGGTTAGGTTTTGCTGCCCGTCCGGGTAACTGGTGAAAGTCTCTGCAAAAGTGGTCATGCGAATACGCCTGTAAGATTGAAATCAGAGCCAAAAGGCACATTGAAGTTGGGGCTGTTAATGCGTAGCTTATTGCCGCCGATTTTAAGCCTTGCGCCGTTCGCTGTAAAACACGGGTGTGCAATACCTGCAAACCCCGCACCTGTTTGTATGTTATCCGTCGCGGTTACTCGGATTCGCAGGCCGTTAGCCGTTATCCTGTCCCTGTTTTGACGTGATAGTACTGGGTTGCTTGTTGCTTGCGAAAATCTAAACGGCTTTTCGGTGTAACTTACGCACACTTGGACTGTAGATACTCCGGCGGGTGCGAGGTCTTGAATCTGTGCTTGTATGCCAGCTGGAACATCCGCGCCGTCAGTAAATAATATCGAAGTGGCAGGATATGCCTCCAGATATTGCCGGTCATCACCGCCCACAATAAATGCGAGGCCGCGCATTAAATCGTTAGGCGTGCCATTGGATATATTGACAAAAACCCTAAACCGTATTGCCTCGCGGTATGCATCATCATCACGGCCTTGGCGTAACTCCCCGACAATCTCACCGCAACCGTCTAGCTGTAATCCAATGGCGGTGTCAATCCACCGCTCGTTTTTAAGTGCGTCAACGTCAGTGAGTACATCATCAAGCGGCCCAATAATAGCCTCCAGCATCCCCTTCAATTTTGGGGAGGCTTGGAATTGACCCGCTAGGCGGCCAAGGGCTTCGGTCGTTAGGCTCATACCACTGTTACCCGCGCAATATCAAATAACGCTATCCCAGCGCGCGCGATAGATACGTTATTTGTTGAGTAGGTAGGTACATCACCGGGCAGGGCTGTAACTGCCAGCTCAACCGTTATTTGACCAATGCCCGGCGTGCTTGCATAAATTGGGCCATAGAACCGCTGCGTAATAATATCTTCGCCTACGGTCAAAGTGGCCGCGTAGTCTAGGACTGACTGCTTAATAGAAGCCGCCGCCGTGGCTGGGTAGGTTTCCTCGGTGTATAGCTGATTTACGGTTACGCGCGCCCATGCATATTGTGTAACCGGGCGCGAGAAACTCACGGCCTGCGTGTCCCCATTTTCGTCAACCACAGAGCCGACAATCAGGCCGTAAGTTTCAATCCCAGCAGGTTTGAGTTCATAGATTTTTTCGCGAACTGTTTGGTCGGCCGCACCCACGACTACACACTCAATCGAATGCGGCGGCATATTGTCAACTATCATGGCCGTCCGGTTCTCATAAATATAGGCCGCCGTTATTTCAGGCACTTCAGCCACTAGCCGGGCGCGAATTGCTTTTAATGTGGCACTGCCCGAAGCACGCACCCCGTCGGCATGGCGTAATCTCAGGTCAACATCACTTTCAACATCCCGGCCTATTGACCCCGCGCCTAGGTTGCTCAGTGCCTCCCAGCCCGGCGTTGGTGTGTCGATGCTAGTCAGTGAGCCAGCGGGGCAGGCGTTAGCGCCCAAAGGCTCAGCCGTGAAGTTAACGGGGCTTGATAGTTTGATAATCGATAGTGTTGGGTCAACGGTCAGTGTGAAGCCGCTGATTAGGTCTTTGGAATAGAGCCTAAACTTTGCACCATCGGCCACTGCGACAAAAATGTCAGCATTGAAGTCGGCTGCTATTCCGGTGGCAATTTCAGCCGCCGTGGCGCTGGAACTGCTTATATAACTTGCAAGCACTCCGCCTGCAATAACTTGATATGCCGTCGTATTTAAAACTGTTACGACTTCAATTTCAACATCAACGGCATTCGCCCGGCTTATAACCGTGTCACCCGTGGCCACGTATGTCACGTCACCAGAGCGCGCCAGCGAGCCAGTAGCAATAAGCGTGCCCTCTACCCCATACGCAGCGCCTACGACGGTCGTAGAGGTTGCACCAAGCCGTTCTATGCCTACGAAGGAAACCGCGCCATCCAGTGATGTTCCTTCGGCTGTTGACGGATACATCGCGTCGTAAACATCCTGTAGCGACTCCTGAATATCATCCAGCGCAGCCGAGAAAATACCAATAATTTGACCCGTGACAGAATCCGGCTGGGTATTGACGGGGCCAAGCGCGTCCGTAAACCGCTGGTCGTATTGCGTTTTTATTTCTGCAAGTCGCAGGCGGGTAAAACCCGTAAGGCTAAGCGGCATAAGTTATCAATCCGTATGGTGTGAGCACGTCAAAATCAACCTTTAACGTCCGCTCTGCTCGGTTAAATTGGTAGTCAAAACGCTCGATTGTTTGAACGCCATCAACCTGCAAAATGGAATTTTTAAGCGCCGCCACCGAGCCGCCTAAGCTCAGTTGTTTGCCGATTACATCAGGCAGGTATGGCGTGCCAAAATCGGTATCCAAAAACCACTCAGTAGTCCACAGGCGAAGTTTAATTTGCAGGTGCTGCCTTACGCGCTCCGCACCGTCTAGCATCGTCAGGTCGTTGTTGACAACAGCGAGGTCGCCCGTTGTATCTAGTGCGAGGTCTATCATGCGGGTAGTCCGGTAGAGCCAGCGCCGGGCTGCACGCCCGTGTGGGTGTGGGTGTGTACCGTAATGCCGTTACTGGTTACAGAGCCGCCGGACTGGCTGTAGCTGCCTACGTGGTTGATAGTGCCTGTGATAGTAGTCCCAGCGCCGCCCCCAACGCCTGCCATGCCAGATTGATAAGTGAGCAGCCCCTCGGTCGTCAGCGTGCCTGTATTTGTTGTTGAAGGCGTTGTTATCGTCGTCCCGCCCGGCGCATTGATTAGCAGTTCCCCGCCCTCGGTTATACGGATATAAGCCGTGCCGAAAAACATCGTCATGCCGTCGTTATCAGCACTTTCGCCAGTCGCGCCGCCTAGCTCGCAGGGTATCACATAAGCGTCCGACATATCGAAACGGCGGGGGTCGTCCGTCCCATCGACGGCCTGCTGGGCAATGATAATCAGGCACTTATCACCCAGTTTAATTGGCCCCTTAACCCCCGCCGTGCCGCCTGAAAATGAAGGCCAGCATACCCGCACATTTTGCAGAATCGGGAAACTTAAAACATCACCGTCAGGAAACCGCTTTTTAGGCGTGGGCTGCACCGTTGCGAGCCCGTTGGCGTAACTGACAATCGTCCCCGGCATGGATGTATTGACCTCGTACAGACGGCCATCTACCATCTTGCGAAGTGCATCCACGATGTCGAGTTGGTCAGCCATGCGGGTATTTTATGAGTTTTGTCAATTAGGGTAAACCCCTATTCATAAATTCATAATGCCTGATTAAAATTAGGTTTTTAAATAAAGGTTTTCAATGTACGAAATTTACAATTTCAACGACTCGCGCATAAGCCTGAGCTATTCCGACTGGTGTGCAAATAAGGCCAGTTTAGTGGCTAGCAAGGTAGCAGGCGAACAAGTCTCTGACGGTGAAAATAACGCCGCATATCATGCATCTATGGCCGTCGCTTGCGCATCAAACAAAGCGAATAATCCATACGATGCCGCTGGCGTTGCCTCAAGGGTTAGCGGCAGTGCTGTCCGCATACTTTGCCGGGCCGGGCTGAATGTTTATGAGGCCTGCGCCGTGCTTGATGTTGAACGTTTTAGAGTGCTTGATTGCCTAAAAGCAGGGGAAGACCCTTACCCGCTAAACGTAGCGCAAGATTAAATATGATGCACCAATGAAAGAAATACACTCCTACAAAACGTCTGACGGCGCACTTTTTGAAGACGAAGAAGTCGCAAAAAAGCACGAATCCGAAATATTACAAATAGCACTGGCTGATTTTTTTTACTTGTTTGAGCCGGATGCAAGAGACGCACGCGTCATTGGTTTTTTGCGTGCTATTCAGGGTAAACGCGAAAATATGCTTATTGCTTCAAAAAAGATAGTTGAGATTTTGTCTTTTAAAGACGACTAAACGTAGCGCAAAATTAAATCAGAATGCCAGTCATTGCCGTGGGTGTCTCCAGAGTGAGTTACCGCCTCTACCCTAAAGAATTGGCCTTTGATAAATTTACTTTCAACCTTCACATATCCCCCTGGCTGTAGCGCAGGCTGTAATAGTGACTTGACCTTGTAGCCTTGCACCTCTAGCTTTTGGCCTTTATCGCCCGCGTCGTTCGTCCCGAATGACTGGGTTACGCCCTTTTGTTTTGTGGTTACGCCTTTTTTAGCCGCAGCTTTGTCCGTCATGGTTTTGACCTCAGACTCGGGCGAATCAATCATGCCTGTCTCAGGACTTAGAACGAAGGCTTGGGTTTCAACCGACTTGCCTTTTTTCAAAATCTGAATTTCACGATTCTGAATTGACCACTCAAGGCCAAGATATTCGCAAGCCTTAGCCATTGCTTCACGTGAGCGGCCAACGAATGAGAACCCGCTTGGGTATGTTTTTTTAGCTATCTCGCTAGGCAGGGGTCTTACTGGCAGGCCGAAGGTTGCCGCTATATTTGATAGAACGGCTTGGCCTGTAATGCCCGGCGAGTAGCTGAAGGTTGTTTTGGTGTCGCGATACTCCAAGCCGCCGTCGGACATCTCTAGCGCCGTCACCCAGTCCGCGCCGTTGCGCTTTGTAATCGTGCGCGTCACTGTGCCTGTGAAGATTGTTATTTCGCCAACGTCTTGCTTGTAGCCTGCCTTGAGTATCAGCACGTTGTTGACGGTTTCAACCATCGCCCGGCTGTCTGGGTTCAGGTTATATATCTCACAAGTGCATTTATTAGGATTTTCGCCAGTGCCTTTTTCAATTGAAAATGCAAAGCGAAGGTCGCGGATTTCTATAGCTTTGCCGTCAGGCTTGCCAATAATCAGGGATGCAACTCGGTCAAATAACATCTAAGCGTCCCACGACGTAACGCCGCCGTCGAACGACGTAACGCCGCCGTCCCAGATAGTGTCAAGCTGCCCGGCTGGCAATATCGAGGCAGATACAGCCGCGACCTCCTCAAGGTCTAGGTAGGTCAAATAATGGTCTGTAAACGCATCATAGCCAGGCCTACCAGGTCTAGTTTTTGGGTCTATAAAGTACAGTTCGCCCGGTGGCAATAGCAGGTTTTTAAATCTGCCAATTAAAGGGTAGTCTTTAACCATTTTGATATTTTCAACAATCGCCGCGCCGTCCCGCTCGAATATTGACAGGCTCCAATAACCGTGGCGCTCGTTCCAAAGCACGCGCAGGGTGTACGGGTTGCCAGATAGCACCACGTCGGCTATTTGGTCGGTGGTGTCTGTCAGTAGTTTGATGGTCTCGGTAATCAATTGAACCATCCTTTGACTGCGTCAACTGCTTTGCGCGTTTGGTTGCTAGTGTTTTTGCTAACAGACTTCGCAATACTTTCCTGTTTTGCAGGGTATTTCTTAGCCAGATTCTCATTTTCATTTTTGCCAGCGGCCTTTTGCGGCTCTGCTTTTTTCGCTACTCCGGGCGTGCTTTTCGATTCTTTTTTTGCGCTGATACCCGGAGGGACTGTCACCATCTGCGTGCTTACAATGCGGATGTTTACCAAGTCCATTTTGAACTCGATAGCTTCTCCTATGGCCGCGCTCCTCGGTATATTGACCGATTGAATAATCATGTTGTTATACACGGCATGGCGGGTGTACACGGTCACTACTTCACCACGTTTAACCAGCTCGTAGATAGCTTCAAACACGGTTTGAATGCGCTGGGATTGTGTCTCCCCGCCAAAGTATTGGCCTGCCAATGCGCCGTGTAATGGGCTGTTTGTAATCAGCCCGGTTATCGTCAGTTTGTCCGGCTTTTCGATAACGTGGTCGGTTATAGGCGCGCCAGTTTCAACCGGGTTGCTCGTCACCTCGTTTGACCAGTCATGCGCCTCATCAAGGGTAGCATCGAGGTCAATTGACCTTATGCCCTTGATATTGGTTTCCGCCGGGTAAAAGAATCCAATCATGGCGCAACAATCGCAAGGTTGTTTGAAAGTTTAGCCATTGGGTCTTTAAACGAGGTGGCTGCGGCATTTTTAAGGAACTTCTGCTGCGCCTCAGGTGTACCCGCTGGGACTGTCAGGTTAACGGTTTGATTGCTCGTTACTGTAGTGCCGGGCTTGCCAGCGTTCGCTATTCCGCCGGGTGCAACACTAGGAGGCACGCCACGGCCTCTAGGTTGCCCGTTCGTCGCTGCGGGTTCGTCACCAATACCTAAGAACGTCAAAACCTTGCCGCCGATAGCTTTGAGCTTTTCAATCACGCGTGGAATCATCTCGGTTATCCAGCGTATTGGGGTGTCGTAGAAAATATCTTTGAACACCGAGCCGATTGATGATATTGCCTCGCCTATTGAATCAATAGCTGTAGTAGCGGCGGCTTTAATATCATCCCAGTAGGTTTTTATTAAATAAGCAACCCCAAAGAATGCCGCCAGTGCCAGCGCCATGACGGCCATGAATAATAAAAACGGCGCGGCTGCTACTATGCCAGCGATAGCCATTTTCGCGCCCGCGATGAGTGCGGCAAGGCCAAGCCCAACATAATATCCAATAGTTTTTAGAAGATGTAAGCGCATCACTGAAAATACAGCGGTCGCTATTAGACCTAATGCCATCAACTGCGTTCCCAAGCCCGCCAGCGTACCTTCCGTATCCGTCAGCATATCTATAAAGTCGGCTAAGTCAGAGCTGCCGCCGTTTAAATATACGCTTACGTCATCGATTAGCACGCCTAAAAACATAAGCAGGCCAACGACTAGGGCAAGCGGCGAAGTAACGGCTGCCAGCGCCCACTTGAGCACTCCCCATGCCTTACTTAAGCCAAACAAGCCAAGCGGAACCAAAACCGCCCAAAGGGCGATTTCCAATAACTTCAAAGCATTTTCAGCGCCGCCGACGAACTTAATTAGATTTTTTACACCGCCTTCAATTACGTCAAATGCGGCAAGGATTGTTTGAGCGGCCTTTGTGACAAAACCAGTTTCCCGGTTCATGCCTTGAATCATCGTTTTAAAGCGATTACCAATAATGGTCGTTGCTTGCCCAACTGTCAGCGGCATTTTCTTAAATTTGTCCTCAAACATACTGGACATTTTTAAGGTGGCCTCGATAACCGCTTTAGATGTAAGTTTCCCTTCGCTAGCCATTTTTTTCAGCTGCTCGCGTGGGATATTCATAGCCTCGGACAGCGCGTCAAGATACTGCGGCGCTGCTTCGGCCATGCTTCGGAACTCGTCACCTTGCAGCACGCCAGAGCCTAACGCCTGCCCGAATTGCATCATTGCCGCTTGCGCTTCTTGAGTAGACGCGCCGCCGACAACCAATGCTTGGCTAATTGTGTTTGTCACCTTCAGTAATTGGCCTTGGTCTGTTATCAGCCCCTTGGCAGCGTTACCGACCTTGGTATAAAACGCCCCGTAAGCGTCAATCGACTGACGATTGGCTGTTGCATTTTTAGATATTTCATTAAAGGCAGCGCCAACATCCCCAAGCGTTTGGGGTAGCATCCCAATGCGTGCTTCGAGGGACTGCATAGCATCCGCCACGCCAGCAAGTGAGCTTAATGATGCATAGGCCGCCAATCCACCGAGCAGGCCGCCTATGCGCTGTATAGTGCCTTCTAGGCGTGACTGTGAGGCGGTGTCTGTCGAAAACGAAAAACGAGTTAAGAGTTCGCGGACAATCATTTATTCTTCTCCATAGCTTCCTGCTCGTATGCGTCCTGAATGTCCAATAAAGCATTCAACTTGAATAAATCATCGACCGAGCAAATACCAGACTTGACCTCGGTTAACGTGGTTTTGCCAGCCAATATGGGCCGCCATATCCACAACTCAGATTCTAGGTCTTCACGGACTTTGCCGGGAGGCT